CCTTGTAGTCCATCAGCATGGTGTAAATCTGACTGGCTGCGATGCAGTCCCCGCCGGGCGAGTTGATCCAGATGGTGATGGGACCGCTGCCCGCGAAAAGCTCCTCCTTGAACATTGCCGGAGTGATATCATCATCAAACCAGCTTTCCTCGGCTATTGTGCCGTACAGTTCAAGAACTCGCTCTGCGGACGGTTCTTCGTCCGTCTGATTTTTCCAATTCCAGAACTTCCTGTTCTTCATCGGATTCGTCCTCCTTTCCGTTGTTGTCTGTATCTGCAAAAGCGCCCGCCTGTGAAAGCGGGAGCATATTGCCGTTAATGAGATAGAGGTCGCCGCCGTCCTCCGCAGGAATGCGGTCGAGGTTTTCCAGTTCACGGATGTCGTTGGCGCTCATCCATCCGTTCTGTCTTGCCGTGGCGTATCCGTTCATGCGGCTTGCGTAATCGCCACGGAGCAGTCCTTCCACATTGAATTTCACGAAGTAGCTCTTTTTCTCTGTGGGCGAGAGGAGTGTCCTCTGTATTGACTGCTCCCATCTGACCACCCACGGATCGAGCGTGTATTTGACAAATTCAAGCGACTGCTGCTCGATATTGGAAAAACTGGATTTCTCAAGGTCGCCGACCATGTGAGGCGGCACCCGGAATATCCTCGCTATCTCATTGATCTGAAATTTCCTGGTCTCCAGGAACTGCGCCTGCTCCGGCGAGATGGAAATGGGCGAGTATTTCATGCCTTCCTCCAACACAGCCACTTTGCCGGAATTGGAACTGCCTCCGAACTGGCTCATCCATGCATCCCTGACCTTCGCCGGGTCCTTGATGGTTCCCGGATGCTCCAGGACGCCGGAGGGAGCAGCACCGTTTGCAAAGAACTTGCTGCCGTATTCCTCGGTCGCAATCGCAAGCCCTATGGCGTTCTTTGCCATCGCAATCGGCGAGTAGCCCACAAGCCCGTCAAAGCCCAGCCCCGGAATATGCAGCACATCGGACGGCATCAGAATGACCGTATCGCCTTTGGCAAGATGCGCTTCATCCGAGGAGCGCGTGTATTGGTAGTAGAGCTGCCCGTTGGTGTCGCGGTTGACGCTCATCTTGTTTGCCATGAGCGGGTACAGTCCGATGATCTCGCCCTTGCCGTTACGGATGATCTGCGCATAGGCATTGCCGTATAACAAAAGATGAGTCATCAGCGTTTCTCGGAACACGAATGAACTCATCTCAGGATTCGGCTCGTCATGGAGCAGAAGGTATAACGGATGGTCGATGGCTTTTTCCTTGCCGCCGTCCTCCTTGTAGCGGTACATATGGAGAGGCAGTCCCGCGATAGCCTCCGACAGGATACGCACACAGGCATATACCGCCGTCATCTGCATGGCAGAGCGTTCGTTTACGATCTTGCCCGCGGACGAGCCGCCCATGTAAAAGGCGTAGCTGCTGCCGGGAGTCCTGTTTTCAGGCTTATCCCTCGACCGAAACAGTCCGCTGAATATTCCCATAAAGATCACCGTCCTTTCAGATAAACAAAAGACCGCGGGTGTCGTAAACACTCTCGGCCGTGTCATTGCCGCAGCGGATAGCCCGGTCAAGAGCCATCACGGTCGCCACGGCACCGTCTATTTTCTCCGTTGACTTTTCCTTGTCGGGCTTGATGTTCCCGGCAGGATCAGTCCGCACATATATGTTGTCCATCATCCAGCGCAGGACGGGATGCCCGCCGTGCGCGATGCGTTCCTCCAAGGTCAGCTTCATCAGTTCCTTGGTCGGAGGGGACATATCCTTGAAGCCCTGTCCGAACGGCACGACCGTAAAGCCCATGCCCTCAAGGTTCTGTACCATCTGAACCGCTCCCCAGCGGTCGAAGGCAATCTCCCTGATGTTGTAGCGTTCACCCAGCCGCTCGATGAATTTCTCGATGTAGCCGTAGTGAACGACATTGCCCTCCGTGGTTTGGAGGTATCCCTGCCGTTCCCACACGTTATACGGAACATGGTCGCGGGCTACCCGCAGTTCCATGTTTTCTTCCGGTATCCAGAAGAACGGGAGGATGATGTATTTATCCTCCTCGTCAAGCGGAGGGAACACGAGGACGAACGCTGTAATATCCGTGGTGCTTGAAAGGTCGAGACCTCCGTAGCACACACGTCCTTCCAGTTCCTTCTCGGTAACGGCAAAGGAGCAGGCGTCCCATTTCTCCATCGGCATCCACCTGACAGCCTGCTTGACCCATTGGTTGAGTCTCAGCTGACGGAAGGAGTTCTCCTCGGCGGGATTCTGCCTTGCCGACTCACACGCTGCTTTCACCTTGTCGATGCCGACCGTGATGCCGAGGGAGGGATTGGCTTTCTTCCACACTTTTGGATCAGTCCAGTCATCCGATTCATCCGCACCGTATATCACGGGATAGAAGGTGGGATCGATTTTCCTGCCTTCCAGGATGTCCTTCGCTTTCTGATGTGTTTCATAGCAGATTGAATGCGTATCCGTACCTGCCGTGGTGATCAGGAAGTAAAGCGGCTGCATCCTCGCGTCGCCGGAGCCCTTGGTCATGACGTCAAACAGCTTTCGGTTCGGCTGCGTATGAAGCTCATCGAACACCACGCCGTGGATGTTGAATCCGTGCTTGGAGTAGGCTTCAGCCGACAGCACCTGGTAGAAACTGTTGGTCGGCTGGAACACGATACGTTTGGTAGCGGTCAGTATTTTGACTCGCTTGGCGAGCGCAGGACACATCCGCACCATATCGGCAGCCACATCAAAAACGATGGCAGCCTGCTGGCGGTCGGCGGCGCACCCGTACACCTCGGCGCGTTCCTCGCCGTCACCGCAACAAAGGAGCAGGGCGACAGCGGCGGCAAGTTCCGACTTGCCCATTTTCTTGGGAATCTCGATATATGCCGTATTGAACTGTCGGTAGCCGTTGGGCTTCATGATGCCAAAGATGTCACGTATGATCTGCTCCTGCCAGTCGATCAGTTCAAAGGGCTTACCCGCCCATGTTCCTTTGGTGTGGCAGAGGCATTCGATGAAGGATACGGCATAGTCGGCTTTGTCTTTATCGTAAACGGAGTCCTTCGCTTTGAACTTCGTCGGCTTATATTTCTTCAGATGTCGCAAGCGCGGTCACCTCCTTGTGGCAAAAAAACAGCCGCATCTCTGCGACTTCAAAAAGTATCTGTACGAGAGACAGAGCCTTTCGGCTCGTCCCTTGGGTATGTTGTTACCGTGTTTTACTGCTGCATCGCCCAGGCAATCGCGTGGCCGTCATCCTCGAACTCTACCTCGCTTGCGGCGTAAAGCCCGATGGCGCTTTCGCAGTCGTGCCTGCCGTCCTCAAGGTACTCGTAGACCGCTCCGAAGTAAGAAGGCTTGTTCTGTCCGTTGTAGTAATACCCGGCAAGCAGCACCTTGTCTCCAAAGTTCAGTACCTTGCTCCAGCGGCATTCCAAGTCCTCCGGCGTGGTGGGGTTCGGCAGTCTGTAGGTTCTCATTGCATCGCTCGTCGTCATGGTGTTATCCTCCGTTCGTTTTGGTATGTACATATATCACTCTGAAAGCACATAATAGCAAGTCTTTTCCGGGAATATATGTACCAGAGTATCGCGGCGGAAATTGTGTACTTTACTCCTCTCCGTAGAGGATGAAATGCACATATTCCTTGCGGTTCTCTTCGAGGAAGGTCACCAGTTCGTAGAAGTCCCGTTCATAGGCAAGGCGCTGCACCATGTTCACATCGAACATATTGGTAAGCCCGGTGTCGCGGATGGCGAGGATCTGTTCCTTAATCGTCTGCGTCATCACTGCACACCTCCAATCCCGATACCAGCTTTGCGTAGATGGTGGTATAGCGTTCGCACTCCGCGCCTTCCGTGCCTGCGATGGCCTGCAGGAAGAAGTCGGCGGCATCCTTGCGGGAATCCCACACCTTTGTCTCCTTATAGCAGATGGTCGTAACGGTATCGAGCTTCCTTACGATATCCTCGCCGTAGACCACGTTCAGTCCGCTGCCGTTGTCCCAATGCATGAGGAGCGATCCCGTATCATCCACGCCCTCGACCGTTCCTTTCGTGCCGGGAGCGGGAGCCTGCGCATCGTCCATCTTCACGAGTTCCACCCGTGTGCCGACTGGATACTGCCTGCGGATGCGCTCCACAGTCTCTTTACTCGGAAATCTCATGGTCAGCACCTCCGTTTCTGAAAGCCGAGGAACCTGTGAGGTTCTTCAGCAGGATCTTTCTGTCGGTCTTGTAGTCCGCTCCGATGAAGCCGAGGCGGAGGAGAAAGCAGCGGAATGCGTATTTCTCGTTATCAACCGCCTTTTCGGTCGCCGTCACCCTCGTGGCGTTCTTCGCCATCTCGGACAGCTTGCTGATGAGGTTGGTGTAGGCGTGTACCGTATCCGCATCGACCTCGGCAAACCAGGGAAAAGAAACCTTCTCGTCCGTTACCTCGATGGGAAGGTCATCCGCACCGACCGCCTTCTTGATGAGCGCCGCCTTGCTTTCCACGATCCGTTTCAGATTGTCGAGTGCGGTTTCCGTGAAGAAGTTCCTCGGCATTTCAACCGTAAGCCCGTCCGTGGCGGCCTGTGGCACGGTTTCGGCCGGCTCTTCGGATTCTTCCTCGAAACCTTCCTGCGCTTCGCATTCAAAACCTGCGGCGGCGATGGCCTCAAGCACCTGCTCGACCTCCTCGCTGTCTGCTCGGTCATCGAAGAGGAGCGTTCCCTCCTTGGTGACCGTGAAATAGTCGATCTCGTAAGCTGCCGTGGGCATTCCCATGTACTTTGCCTTCGCTCCCGTGGTGTCTGAGATGACCTTTACAAGTTCCTTGCGCTGTGCGCCTGTTACGTTGTAGTTGACCTGCATTGTGTTTACCTCCGTTTTCGCTTGTTTTCTGTGCCTTTCGGCATGTATATACATCACTCTAAAGCCCGGAAATAGCAAGCAAATAACGGGATCTTTCGATGTAGAATAAGTACCCGATCACAAGCCCTCATTCTGTGAGTAATACACAATGCCCGCCAGTACGAAATGGACGCACGGCAGAGCGACGCCGTTGCCCCACAGCTTATACTCGGCAGAGTCAGCGTGAGGGCTTTTCAGCCACTTGATGATCTGGGCGTCCGTTTTCGGCTTGGAAGATGTCCCCATGACCTTACGATGCGTTTCAAATACCTCTCGCCAGAACGCCACTTCCTCATCGGTAGGATCATCCGTTCCGAGGTCATCACACCACCAGTCGGGAAAGCCCTGGAGCCTTGCGCATTCGGTGGGCGTGAGCCTGCGCACGATGTAGTAAGGCTCCTCCGATACTGTCGGCGGGTCCTTGTAATCCGTAGCGACCAGCGTATTCGCCACATCTTCCTCCGCCTCGGTGTGGTAGGAGTTCTTGCTCGTGGTATAGACGGGATGGGCGACTGCGCCCGGTCCCTTTGCCACCATCGTAGGCTCGACTTCCTCCTCGACCGCAATGCCGAACCGTGCGTTCTGCCCCATGTTATAGGTGGCGCGGTCGATGCCGTATGCCACGCCGTGCTGTTCGGTGGCGTTCAGCGTAAAGCTGACGTCCTCCTCGGAATATCCGCAGCCTTTGTGGGACGGTCTTGCACCGTTTCCTTCCAAGGCCACGACAGCCATGCCGCCCTGGTTACAGGAGGGATTGCCGCCGTTGCCGTCAAGCGTCCGTGAGGTGTCCGCCTCGTAAATCCCGCTGTGGGGATTGGAGGACTTCATAGCGTTGGAGTCCTTGGAGCAGATGCCGTAAACGGTCGGAACGAAAAGCGTCTGGTCGTTGTTGCATCCGAGCGTGGCGGACTTGTTGTCCTGGATGAGCGCACCCTTGCCGCCGCCTTCGCATCCGCAGCGTATCTTCAGCGTCTTGGGCGTCTCCACCACAAAGGGCTGATTGTTGCCGCCGGTGCCGTAGGTGGACATGACCGTGGGAGCGACATCAATGGGACCGGTGTAGCGTGTATCCTGGCTGTGGTTTTCGTAAACAGCGGCAGGAACGGTGCCCGCCCGGAGCGTCGGGGATGTCTCTTCCTCATATCCGATGGAACGGCTCTTTGCCGAATGCTCGGTGCAGAAGCCAGCCGCACCCATGACCACAGGAGGATGCCCATGATCCTGCGCCCGGAGCGTACCCGTCACATCCTCGGACACATCCATGCGGTCGCCGCCCTGGTCATTTAAGCAGACAGTGCCTGCCTCTCCAGAGCCTTCCGGAGAAGGACCGGCAGTTCCTTGCCACGAGCGGAAGCCCTGCGGAGTATACCCAGACAGGCCTTCGGACTCAAATAGTATTTTTCCGGCACATCTGCCTGCAAAATCTGCGACAAGGTAGATGCGTTTTCTGCGCTGGGGAACTCCCCAGTACTGAGCATCAAATACCCGCCATGCGACGGAGTAATCGTCTGCCATGATGCATCCTGCGTTTGGCCATTTCTTCGGTCGAGGAGTATCAACTTCACTGTCCTTGACCCGGCAGATCTCATCGAGGACGGCTTTGAAGTCCTCGCCTTTGTTTGAACTGAAAGCGCCTGGGACGTTTTCCCAGACGATGTATCTCGGATATTTTCCATCGGTTGCACACCTCATTTCTTTTACGATTCGGACGGCTTCATAAAAAAGCCCGGAGCGGTTGCCGTCCAGACCTTCACGTTTGCCCGCGATGCTCATGTCCTGGCAAGGACTGCCGAAGGTGATGATGTCCACGGGAGGGAGTTTCGCTCCATCGATGGCGGACACGTCACCATAATGCTTCATGAACGGCAGCCGTTTGGTGGTCACCCGAATAGGAAACGGCTCGATCTCCGATGCCCACAAGGGAGCGATGCCGGAAATCAAGCCGCCTAAAGGAAAACCGCCGGAACCGTCAAAGAGGCTGCCGAGCGTCAATTTATTCTGTTCCATCGGGTAGTTCCACCTCCTTCACAAGGTCAGCGTAGGGTATCTGTTTCCCGTCCCGTTCCACAAAAATATCCTCCGGCGCGATACCGTTCTCCACGGCTCTGCGGAGGATGACCGATGCGTATTTCTCGTCCAGTTCCATCATGTGGCAGATGCGGTTTGTCTGTTCACACGCCATCATGGTGGAGCCGCTGCCGCCGAAGGTGTCTATCACGAT